TTTACTTTGACTCCTTGAAGTACTCCATCGCTTGTATAATATGGGAAGCGTAGAGTGTTTCCATCTCGGAAAATTCTAAAGAACTGGCAAGTTTTTTCTGATAGTCCTCGTTTATGCAGCCGTTCGGCTGATCCTGTGAGCTGGACATTTTTTGTCACTTGTCGATTGTGAATAACATCATTGTCGCCTGTTCTTTCGTGACAGACGAAACAATAAGTGTGTCCATCAGAATAGAGTGAATTTCCATCTGATGAACCACAATTATTGCAAGGCATATGCCTAACGAATTCGTTTTCGGTCATTAGACCAACCAATCAATAGGTATATCTTTATATGAGGTCCATGGGATATCATGTTTCTCACACCACTTGGCATAGGTAGTTTTACTACGTTTGCTAATAGTATTATATGGTGCTTGAAATATCATCCGTAAATCTACATCTGGGTTATCACGCTTGACGGCAAGGATCTTGCGTCTATCTTCAGCTGACCAGTATCCTTTTGCCTCCAAATATTTATAGTTTGGAAGGACAAAATCAGGAGTATAAGTGTGGTCAATTGTATAGCTAAGTTTCTCAGACTCGTACAAGTAAGAAACCCCCAGCTGTTCAAGTAGATCGGCAATATTTTTTTCAAGTTTCGATCTAAATTTAGGTTCATGTTTATTCTTTAGCTTATCATAGGCTTTCTGTGCCCAATCAAGAGCGGCTTCCTTAGAAGTCTTCTTCTTCGTCATTGGTGGTAGGTGTTACGTTAGGGTCAGCTGTTTTATATCCTGCTGTAGTACCAAATAGTTCTGCTACTTCAGTAGCGTCTAAATCTCCAGTATCTACACCAGCATCACCTTTTACGGAAACAACTTGTACACCAACCAACTTAAGAGAACTACCATAGGTAACTCCATCTCGGAGGATATAAGGCTTCTGATAGAAACCAAGTTTAACAGTAGATCCTGCATATAACGGTGTTTTTGCATCTGTAACTTGTGACCCCTCTGTGTCTACTACAGGCGGACGTCTCTCTTCATTCCAAGAGAACTTAATCTTATACTTACCTTCTGAGACTTCTTCCCATGGTTCCGGCTTAAGCGTGGATCTTTTGGGATTTTTTAATTTTGATTCTGCCCATTTTAGGACATCAGCTCTTTCAGTCTCTAGTGTATTGATAATATCCTCATCAACAATAGCAGCCAAAGAATAACCAAACTTACTAGGAGCAAGTATGGCTTGAAATCCTTCAAGTGGAACATTGCCAGTCTTATGTATTGTTCTAGGCATTCTCTTTAGCCTCCTCCTCGGTTGCAGGAGCAAGCTCTTTTGCAAGTGTTTGACGGTACTCTCTGAGTTCAGTGAGTTTGTTGTCAACATCTTTAAGTCGTTGCATCTTCATCTCTCTTTCAGCAGCTTGTAATCTCTCTTCAGAGACTACTACTATTGTAGGTTGATTGAAGAAGCTGTCAAATAATGTGTACATTAACAGAAAAAATAAGTTGAGTCAATCACGTTGGAGGGTTCTAAGTCTCCTATGATCGGTGGTTCAGTATCCGCACCAATTTGTTGTGCGAATGTATTCAGGTAATCATGTTTAGCAAAGAGATCCATATAAGTTTCTCTTACTATACTAGATAACATTGACATATCAGTAGCTCTACATAATACACTGTCATGTATTAAGGCTATGGGTGCATCAAATCTAGCTACACTTAAATGTAATAAACTAGCATCAAGTGAATGGATAAGATTAGGAGCTGTTGCTGCCTTGTGCCTTGAAATAGACACCTCATCTGTATCCTTAGCTATCTCTAACTCACACCTGCCAAGTAATTGTAATCGAATAGTTTGGGTTTCATGTTTCATTAATTTTTGAACAACAATAAAACCTGATGGAGTTTCCCAAGATAGTTGCTCTTTACCAGACTTAATAAGCTTGGCTACTTCAACTTCTATCCATTTCATTACTGACATTGGGCCGGGAACTACACGATGCATAGCATCTCTAACTGCTTGAACAGTTTGTGTTAGTTCATCTTTCTCTACTTCTACTCCATCCTCTTTCAATGCATCTCTAATGTATGAACGATTAGAGAATGGTTTTGCATTATAGGGTATAGTCATAACTGTGCGTTTGACTTTCTTTCTATCCCATACTTTATGCAAAGAAGATGGTATATAAGGTTTAGAAGCTTCAGCTACTACCTCATATGCGTCTTGTGGTCTATCAGAAGGCAACACATTGACGAGTTGTGCTGTCTTGCGGTCACGTGCCAATCCGGCAAGTATCTGAAGACCACTACATGTAGCGTCTGTAGCAATACATAATCCTGTTGTGTTTCTGGTGCGTTTAGTTATCACCGCATGATACTCCTCACAACTAGCTAGGAATTGCCAAGGCTCTTCCGCTGCTTCCCAGTCACCAATGTTTCCTATTGGATCAGTGGCTACTCTGGTAATCAACGGTCGATTGTGAATAACCCAGTCTAACCGTTCTTGCATCGTCGCCTTAGAATTTCCGTATGTTGTAGCACATTGAAACATAAGCCATTCATGTGCCTTATCATTCAACGTTGACTCATCAGCGAATCTTATAAGTGACTTACCAAAATCAGTATCTTGGGGAGTGAGAAAAGCTGGAATAGGGTATGCGCGCCCACGATAATCAAAAGACCAAGGTATATAGAACCTTTCTTTGTCTTCAAATCTCCTGACAGCCTCCATAATCATCCGCGTACGACATGAACGTCTAAATGCATTAGCATTCTTATTCATAGACTCAGCGGCTTGCCTACGGTATCGCTTACGGGCTTCCTTATTCTCAGCTATATCTACTGGTTTGGGAGGGAGTGGTATTTCTACTATAGGAATAAACTTTCCTATACTTATACCTTTCTCTTGTAAGTGTTTAGCAACCCCTACTGTAAAGGGATTTAAACTATACCCAACCTTCTGAATTTTGTTGAGAAATCCTATTGGTTTTTCTCCCTGTATACGTCCGTCATCTCCCCTGCGAACCATGTGGTGGCCTCGCATTATCTCATTGAGAAGATAGCCTCCGCATCTGTCATTAGTCCAATCATTAGGTTCAATTAACATTGGCCATGCTTCAGGTGAGAATAACTCACTTTCTTTAATGACTTGATCCTTGATTTCTAAGAACTCAGGTGTTGGTAGCACTACGACCTTGGTTTTATTACCCACTCGTACTGTTGATTTAAAGAACCAACCACTAGATTTCATGATCTGATCTAATAGCCAGCCTCCTAATTTAACTCTTAAAGTTCTATGCCATGCCTGCCAAGGTGTAATAGAGCATCTATTCATCATGGTGCGTATTACTACGACCTTCTGATGCGTCCCTATGGAGTCATGCCAGTAATTCTTCTTAAGTGTTTCTAACAATCCGGGAGCACAAGCCTCATAGTGTCTCATTTGAGTCTCATTTTCAACAGCTTTACCAATAGAATCACATACATTTGATGCTAAATTGCTGTCAATTTTACGTCCAAAGACTTTATCAAAGGTAACCTTGCAGGATATAGCGGCTAAAGCTAATGGTTCTATGTGTGCAAGATGGTTGTGTACTTCTTTAAAAGCTACACCATTCTTCCCACGTATAATAGCATAACTGAACGTGTCTTGTATGCGCTCTACAACGAGCGGTAAGAGCGTGTCTAAGCTTGCTGCACCATATACACTAGCAGATGCATATTCCTTGTCTTCTAGCTGCCTTGTAGAGTCTCTAAGCTTCTTGAGTCCATGCTTGATTTGCTGCCTCTCAAAGTCTACCTGTTCCTTTATCTGGCTTGGAGTTGGCATAGATTTCCCCTAGTTCATCGTTGATCTGTTCAGTTAGTAAGACTTTAATCTCCTCATAGTGTGGATGATCTTCATCTAATAAATCTAATGCTTGTTTTTGATATGAATAAATATCTTCAAGTGTTCTATCTAAAGTCATCTGTGTCTCCATAATCATCATCAGCCCAATCCTCCGTTGGTTTCATTAAGTGTAGTTGATTTGCGGTACATAATACAAAGTGATTACCTGATTTCATAATTTCATCAGCTTTTTTCTTTGCAGCATGTTCGCGTTTGTAGACATACTCTCTTACCTTACCAGTTTTAGGTTCTGATTCCCTGATAATACATAAAACTTCGTCAGGAATCTCCCATCCTTGCATTTTCCAGTCCATGAATTCATCAAATTCTATGGTCTCAAACATCTCGTCTGGTACATTCCTTAGTATTTTACATTTATTGGGGAAATAGCG